GTTGCATTACCTGCTGAGAAATTGACAGCATCAAGGAATTTCTTGCATGTTCTGATCCTTGTAACCTTTCCTTGCAACGGGTTGTAAAGCGCCAATAATGCTGAAATAGAGCTGTTGGCGTTTGCGACCCTAAAGGTAGGTCGAGGGATTGCGCCTTTGCCCGTAACATCAAAGCCTTCAACCTCTACCGGCACAGCTTGGTACGTCAGGCCGTTGAAGACCACATCAGCCAAAAGCTCATTCGTTCCGGCGTGATAGAAAAAAGTCGTATCGATGCCATTGACTGCAGCTGTCAACTGCAATTGAAATAACTCAATGATGGCAGACGGCTCAAGAGATTGCAGCTGCTCCTGTATTGATTGTGGTGTAGTCATGCCTCAAATACCTGTTCGAATAATGCCTGAATCGTTGCTCTATTTAAATAAGGAATATCCTTCCGCCATTCTTTACAGATAAATTGAGCTGCAGCTGATTCACCGGGAGGTGTGAACGTAAAGCTTTCTTGCCCTCCCCTTGCGTCTAGAAATGCCTCGATCGTGTCAGCATCGGCTTCCGAAACATTCCACGTGAAAAGGTATGACTTCGGGTTTTGATTGATGCCGTAGACCGTTCGTTGGCTGTAGCCGCTGCCAAATTGAGCAACGCGCACCTTGGGAGCAGAGTTTTTTGATAGGTCATAGGTTGGCGTGATCGCTGGGAAGTTTGCCATTTATGCAGCTAGGAGCCCTCCGGGTCGCTTTTGCTTGATTAATTCTGCCTGAACTGCAGCGCCTAGCGCTGCGCCGAGCTGGTTCGCTTGGCGTCCGTCGCCTTCAGCCTTGGTTCCTGATGCGTCAACATTCACCACCACATTTGCGCCGCCGCCCATGCTGTTGTTTGGTGCGATGCTGCCACTGCGGCCAGGAGTGAAGAGTTCAGGCCCCCGCTCTCCGACCATGTAAGAACTGCCGCCCATTACGGTGCCGCCTTTGGCCCTGCCCCCGCCAAACAGCTTGCTGAAGACACCAACGCCATCGTCACCGGCCAAGCCGCCTAGTAGGCTATTAAGACCAAACTTAAGCAAGATATTTGCCAAGCTTCTCAGCGTGTCTGAAGCAACGTCTGACAGCCGCTTGGTGCCATCGACAGCAGCAGTCAAGCTGTCAACAATGCTCGTTGAGATCGTCTGGCCGATCGAAGCGTAAAGCGCATCCATCTTGTCGGCTTGGGCTTTTGCTTTTGCGTCAAGCTCTTGAAATGCTGCATCAAAATCACTCAAGAATCTGGCCAAAGAATCGGCTTCTTCTTTTGCAGTTTCTGCAATTGTTTTCTTGTAGGCTTCTGCCTCGTTCCGCTTGTTTTCCAACGCAATTCTTGCCGCAACTTGTGCATCAACGTCCTCTTGAGCAAAACCTTTCGCATTCTTTTGCAGTTCTGCGATGTCAATATTTAGCTGAAAATTCTTTCTTTCAGTTTCATTTACTGCACTTGCGAGTAACGCTTGATTCTCAAAAGCTTGAACTCTATCCCTTGAAAGCTGCGCCAGCTTTCTAGCCTCTTCCACAGGGTCTGGGCCTGTGCGGCCTGCGCGGCCTGTGCTGCTGCTGCCACCACCTACAACATCGCCAATCTGGGACTGGTTCTGTGCTGTTACGCTCGCGGCTTCTGCTTGAGCAATATCAGCAGGATTCGCTGCAATTGCTGCCTTCAATTCATTGATGCGCTTTTGGTTCCTTACAATTTGTTTTGTTAAGTTTGCGCGTTTTCTGCCTGTTGCTTCATCTCTTTCAAGCCTCAAAAGGCTTGTATCACCAGCCAATTTGCTTAGCTCTTGTCGCGCTGCAACGACTTCCTTGACGCCACCAGTACGCGCAGCACCGGCAATTTGTGATGATTTGGATTGATAACGGCCCAATGCAACAACGACAGCCCCGATACCCGCGGCAAGCGCCAGCCACGGAGCTGCAGCCAAAAGCCCGGCGCCACTTATGAAAGCAATCGCTTTGCCTAAAGCAACAACCCCAGGAGCTGCGATTAATGCTGCGCTGCCTATGCCTGCAATCGCAGCGGCAACGGCTAACAACGGTTTTGGCAATCCGCCAGCAGCCTTAAGCAGCTTGGTCAGCTCCTGAACGGCTGGGGTTACGGCTGGGAGCAACTCAGTTCCGATTGCATTGCTTAGTTCGCTGGTTGCATTACTGAACTCTTTGAATTTTGCCGCTGGTGATTCGGCCAAAATCTGCTGAATCTTATCCTTGTTCTTCTCAAATCCTTTCGCCAAGGCGTTGATCAGAATGTCAGAAGTGATTTTGCCTTCACTGCCAAGCTTTTTCAGCTCGCTGACAGCAACGCCCATCTCATCAGCAACTAAACCCAGAATGCCTGGGATTTGCTCGCTGACAGATCTAAATTCATCGCCTGCCAGTCTGCCGCTGCCAAGCGCTTGACTTAACTGAAGAAACGCCCCGCTCGCTGCAGCCGCGCTAGTGCCGCTTGCAATTGCCGTAGCGTTAAAGCCTTTGTATACCGTTTGGACCTCTTCAAGGGTCTTGTTTAGCGGTCTCAGCCTTGCGTAAATATCTGAAAACTGGCTTGCCGCTTCGGCCTGCGAGAGATTAAACGTCTTGGCGTTATCTTTTACTAGCTGTTGGATCTTGCCAAATTCGCCATATTCAGTCGATAGAGCCTTCAGCCTTACTTGTGTCTGGGCGAAGCTTGCTGCTTGGCCAATCATACGCTTTGTGAGCGCTGCAACGCCGAGCGAAACGATTGCGCCTTTGATCCCACCTAGCGCCGACTGGTATTTCTGCGCTGCTTTCGACGCCTTATCAAAAGCAGATTTGGCAATATCACCAAACTGAGCCAGCTTTGTGGTCGCCGCTTCTGTCGCGGCTTTTTGCAATCTGACTGCTTTTTTCAGCAGGTCTGTCTTTTTAGCTGCTTCATCCGTTGCTTTCTTGAACCGCCCAAGCGATCGGATGCCCTGCGTGGCATCAACAATTAACTTGACGATCGACTCAGCCATAGCCCTATTCTATCGGCCCCCTCTTTTTGCGCGGTCCATTGCCTCCTGCTCTTTCTCTGCCTTCAACTCGTAATACGCGGCAAAATGCACCATCTCAGCATCGGTCAGCTCTGTTCGCAGTCTGCTAACGGTCATGCCTAACTCGCAGGCCAGGTGAAACTCAAAGAAGAGCCACCCATCCTGCTTCAGTCGTTTTTTGCGTCTTCAAGGCTGGCCTCTTCGCCAATGCCAAACAAAAACAGCTCAAGATCATTCAGCACGCTTTCAGGTAACTGCCGCTGCAGCTTTGGCGCGTCAGCCGGTGCAAATGCCTTCGAGCCGTCCTCAAGCTCTGCCATCTGGCACAGCATCTGAGTGCTCAGGTCCAACGCTTCATCAGTGCCAGCTAGTTGCTGGGATTTTTTGCGGTCTGCCCTTGTGATCGGCTTGAAATACAAACTGATCACAACCTTGCCGTCTGCATTCTTTACGTCAAATTTTCGCCGCTGGTTGAGGTCAAATTCCCCAACCAGCAAATCAACGGGGCGATTTCTTGACATGAATAGGCTTTCTTTAATAGAAGCCTAGCTTATTCGAGGTTGCCGGTAATAGTTCCGCTCGTCACGAAGTTGCAACTGACGGTCACCAAATCACCAACAGCTGATCCGATCTCAGCATCTGTAATGATGCCAGCAAAACTAACCGAATCAGAACCTGGAGTTGTGCCAGTAGTGAACAGCTCAAACGTTGCGTCTGATGGATCAGCAGCCGTAAGCACATCTTCAATGAATGCCGCTTGGCCTGTTGCGTCTGGGTCGTAGACCAGCTCAACAGTTCCAGACCCTGAGATCAAGCTGCCGACAAAACTTCGAGCGGTGTCGCCGTGCTTGGTCGTGTCAAGAGTCTCTTTCGTGATGCTGAGCGACCAACTGCGGGTGCCGACGATGGTTGCGTTAGCGCTGCCTGCAGCGTCGAATTGGACGGCGCCCTGCTCACCTCTGATTGTTGCCATTGGTCAAAGATCCTCGATAAATTCAAAGGTCACGGAAACCCTTGTTTGAAAAAACGGTTCCGGTTGAGGGGAATCCACAACTGCAGGGCCGTCAGCAGCGTCAAAGAAGACGCCAGAAACTATGGCCCTATTGTAGAGATCTCGAACCCGTTTCCCAATCACATAATTAGCGCCAGGCCCAACGCCTTTAGGTGTGAAGATGTTGCACAGCAAAACGCCGATGACTTTAGTGCTGCCCCTTGCTGTCAGGCCCTGGCTCAGATATTGATTCCCGCCAAATTGAACAAGGCATTGAACCCAGGATGATCGAGCCGTGGGCTTGTTCGGCATGTTGTGAAACACCACAGGGATCGCCGGGGAAAGCGCCAGCTCAGTCGCAAGGCGGCCCTCAATGATCGATCGAACGGTATTGAGATCAACAGCAGCCATCAGCGATTCCTACGGCGTATGAGCTCAATTCTGGCGGGGATCTGAAATGCAGCGATTTCTTTAGCCAAAATATCTGGATAGCCGGGGACCGTCGGCGGGTTTTGCCTTGTGCGGTAAACGCCGCCCCAAGATGGTGGAAGGTTTTTTCCGTAGACCACTGGCTCGGCATAAGGCAAATTATTTTGAATCTCGATTCGTGTTTTGCTGACCTTCACTTGACGCCACCTTCCGCGAAGATCTCCGATATCAACCGGCGTTTTTTCTTTTATCTGACCCTCCCAAACCTTTGCCGCAAAAATGACCAGCTCCTCAAGCTCATCTTCTGCAAGCTTTGAAATGTCGCCTAAGTCAATTTGCCGTGCCATTGCTATGCCCTCAAAATTAGCTCATAAGTGATTGGCTCATTGTCTTGCTCGATGGTGTCGATCTTAATCACTTCATGCGAAACACCAGAAATCAAAACGCGGTCTTGAGTCGTCGGTACAGCCGCAGCATCAGCCGCCGCAATGATCAGCCGCTTATCACCGGACTGGATCAGCTCATTCACCTCTCTAGCTGATACACCCTGCAACACCCCTTTGATTTCATTGCTGCTGGTGCTTTCACTGATCTGCCCTGTTGCCGTGTCGTAAACGCCGCCAGATACGGTCTGGACCGTGACTTCACCGCCTAGGCTTTTTATTGCGTTTTGCGCTGCTTTTTGCAGGGAAGTTGCAAGGCTCATGCAAACACTTCCTCGGGGAACGGGTACTTTGCCTTTACTGCAAGACAGGCAGCCTTGTATTCATCGATTTGGTCTTGATCGTCTTTGGCGGTCCCGTCTAGAAAATCCTGAATCGGTGGGTATTCCGCTGCTCGTTGCAATCTGATCCCATGTTTAACGGCTTCAATCACGTCAGCATTATTACCTGCTGGAACCACGGCATCAAGATCGTGTGCAAATAGCGTCTTGCTTGCAACTTCGCTTGCTTCGTAGCTGATTACGCCATCCTCATCAGTGCTTGGGGTAACTGCATACGGAACAAGCCACTCATTCTTGACGAAGCGAGGTCTGGGATAATCGCTGCCGTAATTTACGAAGGTAGGCTTTGACACGGGATTTGGCTGGCAATACGCTTCCGTTTATCAGCTTAGCCGTATCAGCGTACCGAAGCCAACCGCGAAAAGATCCAATGACATGTCGCAGTCGAATTGCTTCATTCAACGTCATACGCTTGACCTTCAATCTTTCCTTAAATCGCTGAATGGTTGCTTTGCGAACCAAAGTTTTATCACACCAAAAACGATAGCCCATAAAATCAACGCCTCTAGAATCAATAGGAAATATTTGCCAGTTTTCTTTTAGTGTTAATTTGAGCTGCTTTAAGTAGCTTTCTATTTCTTTCTTTAGCAAATGAAGTCTTTCTTTGCTTGGGGCAAGAATGACAAAGTCATCGCAATATCTAAAATAATACTTAACGCCTTGATCCTCCTTTATCCAATGATCAAATGAGTTAAATATTACGTTACCAAAATATTGGCTTAAGTAATTACCAATTGGCACGCCTTCTTCGGAATCAATAATTGTATCCAGAATCTTTAGCAGGCTTGGGTCTTTTATCTTTGCGCGGACAGCTGTTTTAAGTGCGTCATGATCTATCGATGGGTAAAATTTTTTGATGTCACATTTCAACGCATACCATCCCTTGCAGTTCGGCATTATACGTTTGATGCGTCTAACGCCATCATGTATGCCCCTGCCTGGTATCGAGGAATAACTATCGCGGATAAACGTTTTTATCCATATTGGACCAACAATTTGAACGATTGCATGGTGAATAATTCTGTCAGGGAAAAAT